CAAACCTAAAAATAACACGGTAAAATGAGTAAAGTAAAACAGTACATCGAACAAGCCACAAACGAGCGCATCCGCTCGCGTGGCTTAATCCGAAAAGTCGCTATTGAAGCGGCTCGGATACAGAGAGACGAAACGAGGCGGCAAGCTATCGAAGTGTATAAACAAATGTGTCCGTCTAAGAACTGCAAAGGTTGTGCAAGCCGGATACACAAACAGGAAACGCAGTCGACTCGATGCGACGGGAATTGTGCACGGATTAGATTACTTATTAACGGATTAGACCGGATCGAAACGTTATGTATATAATCAGGCGTATTCAATGCAAATCGGGCGATGTGTCCGAGACGCATTTAGTTGAGATAGAAACGGACGACATCGAGGCGACACGAAAGGAGTTGCACGATTGTTATCAATGTGATAAGATTCTTTTTAATTATGACGAACAATGAGTAGAAACCCGCATTACATTAAGATGATTAACTCCAACAAATGGAAGTTACTTCGAGCTAAGAAGCTACAAAGCAATCCGGTTTGTGAGATGTGCGAGGCGAACAATCGCAGTACGCTTGCAACGGAAGTACATCACACTGTCCCGGTTGAGTCCGTATCACACGAACTCGGAATGAGACAACTAATGTTTGATTATAACAATCTGCAAAGTCTTTGCCATTCGTGCCACTCTGATACGCATCGACGTGCTTTTAGTCATTCGAAAGAGGCGGTACAGGCGAATAATAAACGAATGACGGAACGTTTTGCGGATCGGTTTTTGCAAGGCGAGAAATAATATTTTTCTGATTTCCTTACAACCGCTCAACCTCGACGAAGGGGGGGCGGTTTTTTTATTTTTTAACGCGATACGCTAAACCCACCTCACCTCATATTTACACGCGTGAGTAATTTTTGAAACGAGGGGGTGCGCGTTGGGGGTAAACTTTTTGCGCGCATCTTCCGAGCTACCAAATACTTGCGATCTTTTCCTATATGCAAAAAGCCTATAAAAATGTGTGATTTGGACGACATAAAAGAAAAGATTCGCGCCGCGATGGAGTCGCAGGGAACATATACGGAAGATTTAGACCTCTGTATAACTCTTTGCGCAGGTTCATATATGGCGTTTCAAATTGCACTAAACGATATTTCAAAGAAGCGTATGAAGTCATACGTGAAAGAAGTGTCCCGCGAAAATAATGATAAACTTACGGCTCATCCTGCTTTCAAAGTTTTATTCGATGCACTCGAAGCAACGCGCAAACAATTACGCGAACTTGGTTTGACCTTTCAAACGCTTTCTGCATCTGACGACGACGAAGTAAACGACTTGATTAACGAAGTAAACAAAATAGATCGCGATGAACAAGGAGAATAGAGATAAACTGATAGCGTTAAAGCAGTCGGTTGTCTCCGATCTGCATAACATCGACGTTGATTCGTATAAGCTAGACAAGGCAGACGAAAGACTAAATGTGTATATCAAAGGTTGTATTAACAATCCGAACGCGCACAACCTTTACGAGTTGCTAGCCGTTCGCCGCTTCTTTGTTTTCCTCGATAAATACGAGTTTCGGATCAAGGAAGTAAAGAAGTTCGTCACGTTCTATGAGCGTTTGAAGTTTTCCGGCACGAAGGGAAAAACTAGATACAAACTGACTCCGATACAAGTGTTTCAGTTCTCTAACATTCTAGCGTTTTACAAGCCCGGAACAAACAAACGTTTGATTCGCGAAGCTCTTCTATTCGTTCCGCGTAAATTCAGTAAGACAACAAGTGTAGCGAGTCTTTCGATTAACGATTTGTTGTTCGGTGATGCGAACGCACAAACATACGTTGCTGCAAACTCATACAATCAAGCGAAAGTCTGTTTTGATGAAATACGTAATATTTTAAAGTCTCTCGATCCGAAGTTTAGACACTTCAAAATTAATCGAGAAATCATATATAACCGCATAAAGGGAAAAACCTCTTTTGCCCGTTGCCTTGCCTCTAACCCGGATAAATTAGACGGACTTAACGCAAGCATGGTAATAGTAGACGAGTATTCACAAGCCGATAGCGCCGCATTGAAGAACGTTTTAACGTCCTCAATGGGCGCACGGCTCAACCCTTTAACCGTAGTAATTACGACCGCATCCGATAAAGAAACGGCTCCATTCGTTGAAATGCTCAAAATGTATAAAGCGATCCTACGAGGTGAGATTGAAAATGATTCCATATTTGCACACATCTTTGAGCCAGACGTAGACGATGAGGAAGGCGATCCGGCAACGTGGCGCAAGGTACAACCACACATGGGTATAACCGTTTATGAAGATTTCTATATAGACGCGTATCAAAAAGCACTATATAGCGCGCCGGATGCACTGGAATTTCGAACAAAGTTACTAAACGTATTTACTACCGACCAAACAACAAAATGGATTGAGGCAAAGCAGATCGAAGAACGATTCAAAGATATTAGAATAGAAAATATTGGTACTTATCCGCTTACGATGGTGGCGGTTGATTTGTCCGTTCGAGACGACTTCTCTTCGGTTACTTATAATATCTATTCGAAAGAAAGCGGCTCTTTTCATTCGCATACGGACTACTATTTCCCGGAAGGGGCTTTGAAAGATCATCCGAATCGGGAACTTTACGAAGGTTGGGCGAAAGCGGGCTATTTAATTCTTTGTGACGGTGATATTATCGACTATCAGCAAATAGTAAACGATATACTTGCGCGTGCAAAGTATCTACAAATTATGGGAGTTGGCTATGATCCTTATAAATCGGCTGAATTTGTGAATCTTCTTACTTATTCCGTAGGCGGTGCGAGTGAATATATTAAGCCTGTTAAACAGACATACGGAACGTTTACAAGCCCTATCGAATCCTTTGAACTTGCTTTGTATCGGAGTAAGCTCACCTTTAGCCCTAATCCGATTACGCCGTACTGTTTTAGTAATGCGGTATTAGACGAAGATCGGAACATGAACAAGAAGCCAGTCAAGAAAACGCACAATGCGAAGATTGATTCGACTATAACAAACCTAATGACATTCTACTTATTTAATAACATGGAGGTATAATGAAACTATCTTTTAATTTTGAATTGGGACGTTCAAAGACGCAAAAACGCGCCTTAAATGCAGAGATGAGCATAACGGGTAAAGATGCGGCGATAAACTCCCGATTACCATCGTTACCCAGTCAGCCCATAGATGTGCATAACAGTAATCAAGCAATGAAACTTTCAGCCGCATATAGATGTACTTCTATTCTTTCGGGGACTATCGCGTCTTTACCGCTTATAATTAAACGGAAAAAAGATGGATATTTCTCACCAGACGAGGAAAACGATTTATATACGATATTAACCCGTATGCCTAACCGACGAATGAATAGTTTTGAAATGGTTAGGAATATGGTTGTTCAAATCGTAAATCAAGGAAACGCCTACATCGTTATCCGTCGAAAGTTCGGCAGTGTTAGCGAGCTTGTATTATGCGCAAATAATACAGTAACCTATGACAAATTGAATGATGTTTATATTATTTCTGATCCATATAACCGGATATATGGGCGTTTTGAATCCTACGAAATAATCCATCTTAAAAATAATAGTTTGGACGGGGGATATACAGGAGTAAGCACAATAATGTACGCTAGCCGTATCTTTTCCATAGCCGCGAGTGCAGATAATCAGAATTTACGAACCTTTCAGAATGGAAGTAAAATAAAGGGGCTTGTTTCCGGTGCAAAAGAGATAAATAAAGGGTTGCCCGGTGCAGGTATGACGGATATTCAACTTTCTACGGTTGGAGATCGCATAGAGGAACAACTAAACACAGGAAGAGACATTATTTCAGTTCCCGGCGATGTTGGATTTCATCAACTTTCTATAAATCCGGTTGATGCGCAGTTATTGGAAACAAAGAAATTCAGTATTCTTGATATATGTAGATTTTACGGAGTTCACCCAGATAAAGTATTTGCCGGACAATCTACTAATTACAAAGCTTCTGAAATGAGCAATGTTTCTTTTTTAACTGATACACTGCAACCAATATTGAAACAAATCGAGGCTGAATTTAATTACAAGCTGATTCCTAATTCGGTCGCTCACTTATATAGTATTTCATTTGATTTGTCATGCTTATATCAAACCGATTTAACGACACAAGCAAGCTATTATAAAGCTTTGGAAGAAATGGGAGCTCATTCCCCGAATGATACTCGTAGGGCTTTAGGAAAACCGCCCGTTGAAGGAGGCGACAAAGTGTTTATCTCCTGCAACGTTCAACCAATCGAGGCGGCTAGTCAAAAAGTAGAGCTACCCAAAAACGAAGAAACAAACATATAGTAAAATGATATTTGCAAAATATGGAAATACGAAGTTATACAGAGTTAGGTGCTCCTAAAGTTGGAGATGGAAGAATAATCGAAGGTTATGCGGTTGTATTCGGACAAGAAAGCCGTGTATTGTACGACAGGGAAAAACAACGCGCTTTTGTTGAGGTGATCGAAAAGGGAGCTATAACGGAAGAGTTATTGCGTAGTTGTGATGTTAAAGCTCTGTTAGATCATAATAAACAGAGATTGTTAGCTCGTTCTAATCGTGGTGCGGGAACTTTGTCGCTTGAACTTGACGACTACGGATTAAAATACAGATTTGAGGCTCCTAGTACTCCCGATGGAGATTTCGCCGTAGAAATGATTAAACGCGGTGATATTTTCGGTTCGTCTTTTGCGTATGCTTTAAATGAAAAGGATAAAACAAAAGTTTCCTATTCAATGAAAGACGGGTTGTTGCTTCGTACTGTACACATGATTGATCGGATTTCCGATATATCTCCCGTTGTTGATCCTGCTTTTTATGGTACAGACGTAACGGTGCGGAGTATGGACGATACGATAGCGGAGTTGTCCGGCGAGAATAAAGACTATCTAAATGAAATTAATAATTTACGCAAATCAATTTAAAACATGAGAAAAGAATTTGAAACTATTGCTCAATACAAAGAGCAGATGCGCGCTCTGTTGGATAAAGCAGAAGCGGAAAAAAGAGCACTCGACGCAAGCGAGAAAGAGCAGTTTGAGCAGTTAAAAACAAAGAAAGAACTTTTGGAAATGAAAGTCGAACGCCGTGCGCTTGAAGATATTAACGCGGGACTGGTGTCAGACCGTCGCGTGTTGTTTTCACAGGCTGTTTTTGACGTCGTTAATCATCGCTCTTTGGAAGAATACAACGGAGTAGTATCGGAAGGCGGTATTAAAGTTGTAGAACGTGCGATGACTGTTACAGATACAACCGATGCGGCTAGCATGGTTCCTGTTACAATCGGTGAAATCATTGAACCGTTAGAAAAAGGCTTGATTATTGATAAACTAGGTATCAAGATGCAAAGCGGGCTTGTAGGTGACCTTGTTTTCCCAACATTGGCGGCTGTTGAAGCAACAATTCAGGGTGAAAACGTTGCGGTTACCGATATCGAATTGAATATCGACAAAATCAAGGCTTCACCCAAACGTGTATCTATTTCTATCCCGGTGTCTAAGCGTGCGATCAACCAAACGAACTACTCTTTGCAGGACGTAGTTTTAAAACAAATTTCGCTTGGTGTTGCCCGTACTTTGAACAAATGGATGTTTTCGGGGGCTGCGTTGTCTGGTGCAAGTAACGGCGTGTTTGTAAAGGCAAAACCGGATGTAGAATATACTTCCGCATTGACGTTCGCGAATATTGTTGCACTTGAATCTACTGTCATGGATGCGGGCGTAGATGTTACGGACGGTACAGCCGCCTATGTTTGCACTCCAAAGGTGTATGGTACTTTGAAATCCACTCCCAAAGCGGCGGGGGCTGCTGAAATGATCTGTCAAAATGGTATGGTGAACGGTTATCCGGTTCTTGTTACTAACTACATGGACGCCGATTCTATCGGATTCGGTGTATTCTCCAACGCTGCTATCGGTCAGTTCGGCGATATGGATTTAGTGATAGACCCGTATACCGGAGCGAAAAGTAATGTCGTAAACTTTGTGTTGAATACTGATTATGATATTGTTGTAGCTCGCCCGGAAGCCTTTGCCATCGCAAAGAAAAAAGCTTCTGCCTAATTCTATAACCTATCATTCACTAAAGGGCTGGGGCTTCGGCTCTAGCCCTTTCTAATTTATCCAATATGGCACAATACGTAACACTCGAAGAACTCAAACAGCATTTAAACGTTGACTTCGACACGGACGACGCGTATATAACCGGGCTTATCGAACCCGTTCAACTTCTTATCGAATCGTATCTAAATAATCCGCTAGATAACTACGTTAAGGACGCAAAAATAGATCGGCGTATCTGGCACGCGATCCGCATCCTTATAGCGAATTACTACGCAAACCGCGAATCGGTAACATTTGCCACTCCGCAAGTTATTCCGGGGCACATAGAACTATTGCTGCAACCTTTAAAACGATATACGTAATGCAAGCAGGATTATTAAACGAAATGATCGCTTTTTACCGTAGCGAGTCAAAGCGCGATAATCTGGGCGGCACGTCTGAAAGTTGGGTGAAAGTATTCGATAAACGCGCATACATTCGCTTTAAGTCGGGTGCACGTAAAGAAGCGAACGGCGAGATATATAATACGACCGTTAATACGATAATGATTCGCATCTGTAAAGAGATCAACGCTAAAATGAGGATCGAATACGACGGGCAGAAATACAAGATTCTATCTATCAATCACGACCGGAAGCAACAAGCAACGGTTATAGAAGCGGAGGTAATCAATGAGTAACGACAATTACACCGGGCGCAACTTGTATCGCGTCGAAGTGGATGCAACGCGAGTAAACGAACTACTTAAACGGTTGAACGATAAAGAAGCAAAGAAGGCAATTTCCTCCGCTCTTAGAAAGTCGATTCTTATCATTCGTAAACAGGCACAGGAAAATCTAGTTTCCGCTGTTACTGATGCAGAATTTAGCAGTTCTAAGAATGGCGTATCGTTCAAACCGTTAAAGAACGAAATAAACGTAGCAGTTTATCGCAATGCTTCCGGTGCACGGGTTGACTTGATCGACCGCCGCAAAAAGGGATCACGCGCCTATATGCTGAAATGGTTCGAATCAGGAACAAAAGAACGAGCTACCAAAAAAGGAGCGAATAGGGGTATTATAAATGCTTCCCACTTCTTTTCTAATGCGGTCAAATCGAAGCAGAAAGAAGCAGAGAGCTCACTAGAGAAAAATATAATTGATTCTATAATGAAAGTAGCAAATAAAAAGAAATGAGTTTATCAATAGGCGCACACGTATATAAGAAATTAAGCGACTCTACAGAGTTGGCAAAATTGGTTTCTGATAAAATATATGCTATCTCGACCAAAACGGAAACATCTTTTCCGTTTGTGATCTACAAACGCAACTCCTTAACGCCGGAATATACGAAAGATAGGTACAGCACAGGTGACACAGTTTCGGTTGAGATCGTTGTCGCCAGTGATAACTATTTGAACTCTGTTACAATCGCGGAAGAGGTACGTAAATCACTCGAAAACAAACGAGGAAGTTATGATAACTTCGATGTGATCGATTCTAAACTAATTAGTGCGAATGAGGATTTTATAGAAGATACTTTTATTCAAAGCCTCGTATTCTCATTTAAAACTGAATAATTAACTAAAACACGATAAAATTATGAGTAAAGCAAAATCAGTGTTAGGAAAAGACCTAATGTTATTCATCGACGGTAAAGCCATCGCACTTGCCACATCTTGCAAATTGGGGCTTTCGGCTGAAACAATCGACACACAAAGTAAAGATTCGGGTATCTGGACGGAAAAGGACATTAAAAAACTTTCTTGGAACGCTTCCAGTGAAAACGTATTTAGCGCGGATGCAGATGCGAATAGCTACGATAAACTATTCGCTTTGTTCTTGGCGCATAAACCTGTTGTTCTGAAATTTGGCGTTGTTGGCAATCCTGACGTAAACGAAATGCCCGCCGCCGGATGGACGCTAGCGGAAGGTGCATATACAGGTAGTGCGGTTATCACTTCGCTAGAAGCAAATGCGCCGGATGGAGACAAAGCAACACTATCAATCAGTTTCGAAGGAACCGGACCGCTTGCAAAGGAAGCAGCTAGTAAATAACTTACGGGCGGTGTTTTGCCGCCCTCTAAACGACTTATTCAATGAAAACAATATCACTTAACGGAAAAGATTTCTCTTTGAAATATACGCTTCGTGCGTTCTTTGTGTTCGAATCTATATCCGGCTATCCGTTCCAGTTTGGAAAGATGTTAGACGAGTTTCTTTTGTTTTATTCGTTCCTGCTTACCTCTAATCAGGAATTGTTCAAAATGGAATTTGAGGAATTTATCGAATTATGTGAAAATGACTTGACTCTATTCGAACAATTCAAAGAGTTTATTTTGGATGAAATCAAACTACGTTCGCAATCGGCAGGAAATGACGTAAAAAAAAAGAAGGTGACAACGCGGAAACGAAAGCCGTAAGTATACGCGAACTTTATTCGCGCGTTGTTGGTGAGGGCGGGATCGCTCCCGATTACTTCCTCGATAAAATGGACTTTATCGAGGTTGAATCGTTTATAGACGGATTGAATCGACGCAATCGGGAAGCGTGGGAACAAACTAGATTGTTAGGTTTCATTATAGCGCAATCTAATAGCACAAAGACGCTAAAGCAAACCGATATACTCCGGTTCCCGTGGGATGAAGAAGAAAAGAAAGATACGAGCGTAACGGACGAAGAAATGCAACGATTACGAGCTAAGGCAAAAGAAGTAGAATCACAATTAAATACGAATAAAGATGTCTGATATAATAACACGATTATTGCTTAAAACGAATGACTTTGACGCAAATCTAGAGAAGTCAAAAGGTAGCGTAAACAGCTTTCAAGGTGGTATTAGTAATATGGCGAAATCCGTCGGCTCTAGCTTTGTAAAAGTTGCGGGCGGTATTGGTTTAGCTGTAAGTGCTGGGGAGGGATTTACTAAATTACTCAATTCTTCGCAAACGCTTGGCGATCAAACAGCCGCCGCAATGATGTCTGCAAAGACAGGGGTAGACGAGTTCTTTTATTCGCTTGGTTCTGGTGACTTTACTTCTTTCTTGTCGGGAATGGACGATATTATAGCAAAATCCAAGGAAGCTCATTCGGCGTTGGATCAACTTGGAAACACTGAAATTTCATTCGATTATTTTCAAGGAAAGTTCGATGAATCAATAGCCCAAGCGAGATTAAACGCTAAGAACAAGCAGCTAGGAAATGACGAACGAGATCAATCATTTAAGGATTGGGATAACGAATTAAAGAAGAAAGAAGAGGCGGGAAAAACAGTTGCGGCAGACGCTTTAAATGCGTTAACTAAAAGTATTGCCGTTGGTACAAAACTTTCGGCAAAAGATATTTCGCTGAATGATTTTGAAAAAGTTATGAAAATTGACCTTATGCCTTCCGCAAGCAGGGACGAAGCTAAAGACTATTGGAAAAGGCAATATAACGAGTATTTAAAACTATCAAAAAGGATTGAAAGCGATAGAAAAGTAGATGTTGCAAGGACAAATGATTATGGCAAAACAAAATCAATCAATGATGCGGCAAAAATAGCGCAAGAGGGAGCAGCGGAGAAATATAAGGATGCAATAATATACAATAAGCTGTTAAATAAATTAAGTGATGATGATTTGAAAAAGTTAACAGAATTAGGAAAAAAATACTATGCAACTTCGCAGCAGATAGCCCAACAGCGGCAAGAATTTAATGAATCTACAACAGAGTTCGGAAATTCGAAAGCAGCGGCGGGAAAAGCATCGGCAGCGAAAGCGGCGGCAGAACCTAGAAGATATTCCATCGCGTGGTATGATGCGGAAATATCCAAATTAAACAAGAAACTCGTAGCAGAAACAGATACACAAGCCAAATCGACAATTCAAGCAACGATTAACGAACTCGAAGCCAAGAAGATAAAATTGCAGGTTGAGACTAGCGGAAATAGTATTGAAGCGATAAACATTCAGTTGTCTGCATTAAACAAACAACTTATCGCCGAAACCGATATGCAAGTGCGTGCAACGATTCAAACAACTATAAACGAACTAGAACAAAGAAAGATCAATCTAAAGTTTGTAGTCGATCAAGAAGCGTTTAAAATCGCTCACGGCGAGATGAAAGCCGGTGCTTTATCCGTACCTATTGCACCGACTTACGATAAGGTTCCAACGCATGGGAAAGAAGGTAAAAACTTAAAGTTGCCGAAATATGATCCACTTTTTAAAAAAGAAGATATAGACATGAATGAAAGGTATGCCGAATCTCTATCTGCAGTTGGTAGTATTATGGGGTCTTTATCTGGAATAACCAATGAAAGTGCGGCGGCGTATCTTCAATGGGGCGCAAATGTTATATCCAGTATTGCGCAAGCTATTCCAGCTATTCAATCGTTAATAACTGCGAAACAGACCGAAGCAGTAGTTAGCGGCGTAGCTTCCGCAGCAGAAACGCCCGTTGTCGGTTGGTTATTGGCGGGGGCCGTTGCTGCTGTCGTCGCTGCAATGGCTAGTATTCCTAAATTCGCAACGGGTGGTATTGTGCCTGGCACATCATTCACAGGCGATAAAGTTCCGGCTTTACTCAATTCAGGCGAGATGATTCTAAATGGATCACAGCAAAGTAATTTGTTTCAAATGCTAAATAGCGGTTTATATGGCTCCTTATCGCAAAAGATTGCACCGTCTGCAGAAAATGGAAATCAGCCCGCAAGCGTAACGTTTCGCATACATGGAAGAGATTTAGAAGGAGTTTTGAGTAATCATTATAATCAGAAAAGCAAAGTAAGATGAAACTAAGATATTATTCAGAGTTTAAGAGCAGGAAAGACAAGACGTATAGAATCGAAGTTCATACGGTATTTGCAACGTATTCCGAAGAACTCACCCTAACAGATAGCCCGTTTACTGTTGAGTATGAATCGGACACTCTATACAAGCCGTTGAAAATGTCTAATTCGGTAACAAGCATATTGACAGATAAAATTTTATCAGACCTATATACAGCCGAAGGGCAAAATATAGAAGTTCGTTTGTATAATAAAACCGATGATGTTTTAGAGTGGTTTGGATATATGAGTCCAAATTTATATTCGAGTGATTATATAACTCCGCTTAATATAGTGGAGTTGCAAGCTATTGATACTGTTTCCGTTTTGGAAAACAAGAAATACTCTTATATTGATGCTTCTGGTGCATTCATGAAAAGCTTCAAGGATGTTATTATGCATATTCTTGATATTGCCGACCCCGGAAAGATTTTAAGCAAATTGTATTTTCAAAAAACTAATAGTATCTCGAAAGATGCTGCTACTTCTTTGATAGAAGATATTTATATACACGAACGAAATTTCTTTGATGAAGCCAACGAGCCGATGAATAGTAGAGATGTTTTAGAAGAAATCTCTAAATATATCGGTATGACGTTCATTCAGTATCAGGATGCTTATTATATGATCGACTATGATTTTATCAAAAACGACGAACTGCATTTTTTCGTTTATGATAGGATAAATGACACATGCGAAAGCGTAGTAATCCAATCCGCCTTATTGAATGTGTACGGTATTGGTGTATCTGAAAGTGCAGGAAGTATATCGCTTGGTGATGTGTATAATAAAGTATCTGTTGTTGCTAATATGAATCAGATAACCAACTTATGCCCGGAGTTACTAGACGATGAAAAAGATATTGTAAATCAAAATTCAGATCACAATAAATATTATATCTCTGATATGGATTTAAATGGAGAAGTACATACTCTTCTTTCTGCATTCTTTATGTCAAAAGAAAATTGGAATTATTCGCAGCAATGTAATATAAACTGGGAACAATATCCTGCAATTATTACAAAAATAGATGAACTGTCAATCGAAAATATAGATAGTTGTACTAATGGCACATTTATACAGAAATGTTGTTCTTATGTCAAAGAGGATGGCGATCCTTCCTCTTTGGATTGGAAAACTTATCTCACATTTTTAGATACTTATTATAAGCGTTATAGAAACACTATGTTGAAGCTAATTAACAAGAACTATTTAGTTCTTAAGGGGGGGTATTTTCTTATTAACATGACTTTTAAGCTTTCCAAAAATAGGTTAGCCCATTCAATAATCAGTCAATCTGATACAAATTATCTTAACGTTAAATATCACAATCAATATGGATGGAAATATACATCTACATTAATACCATGTAAATTGCAATTAGGAACTTTATATTACAATGGCGAAAAATGGTGTAATATTGAAGAGGTAAAATTAAAAAGAGAAAGAAATTATTATGAAGAAGTATTAGAGTATGGATTCGGAGTGTATGATGTAACAGCATACTATTATATTGACGAATACGGATACCAACGTTTTGTTCATGAAACAGAATTTGACTCAATCTCAAACCAATATACAAAAGGGACATTTGTTATTAGTCGAGATGATAGACGGTATTATTATCAAAAGCACATAAATAATGAGTTGAGGATGATATATATTAGCGAAGATTATTATAATGAGTGTATATTGCAAGATCGATTCTATTTGGTTAGACAAAATAAAGACAATGAGCAAGTCTTTGAGACTGATTATCAATTAACGAATACAATTAGTTATAAAATGAATCTGATCGATAGCCAAGATGCAATCGCTATTAAATTGCCTGAAAATGAAATACTACAAGGGGATTTAATATTTGAAATAGGCGAACCTAATTGTCTTGCAGATAGACCGCAGGAGGACGCTAAAGATTACACATGTATTGCATTTCATATTTCCGATTTTATGCTTAAATATACTAGCAATAAAGATACCTACGATTTATTTAATAATTCGAAACATGATTCCGACGTAGTTTACAGCAATATAATAAATGACAACAATGTTACGGAAATGGACGACATCGAACTATTAATCAACTCAAACGCAAAAAACATTTCTTCTTACTCAAATTGCGCTACCAAATCAGGGGATAAATTTGATTATTTAAAAACGGTATATAGCCCGTTGCACGATAAAAATGTATTGCCGGAACAAATACTAATAGACAAGTTTTATACACATTATAAAGCTCCTAAATTTAGATACAGCAATAATTTGAATCGTGGCTTTTCGATACTGTCTAGGATTTACGAAAATTCCCTCAAAAGAGAAATGATAGTAGATCAAATGAGTATTGATTACGCAAATGAAAGTTGTAACGTATCATTAATAGAAACATGATAGAAGTAGAAAATAAGAAAGTGCCTCATTCGTTTCGGAATAAGTATTTACGCAATTCCGGTTCGGTAAGTATTAGTACAACAACGCCAACGCCTATAAATGGCGGCGGGGGTAATCTTGACGTGCTGAAAATCGATGACGGGCGTACTGTTTCAGATGAGAATGTATTGTCATCTCTTCGTTCCCTATTTGAAATAAAGTCTCGTATTATTGCTCTGACCGATAATAATACGGCACTGATCGACGATAATACGTTTTCTTCTTTGCGCATAAGGCAGGAACTAGATGCGGCTATCGATGCTTTAAAAGACTCGTATCTATCCAAAACAGCACCAGACGAAACGCAATTTCTTATCAAGTTGCTAGGTGGTTTAATCGTTGACAATGGGCTAGACGTAACGAAGGGTATTTCTACGGATACGTTAACCGCAACGACGGTAACAACGCAAATACTCAACGTTCTTGATAAACTGATTGCCAAATCAGCGACTTTTTCCGGTGATATATCCTCAAATGACTACACAGAAGGCTTAATCGGTTGGTTAATCGGCAAAGACGGTCATATAGATGCAAAATCTCTTCGTCTACGTGATTTCCTTGAAGTTCCTGAATTACGCTACAACCGCGTATCAATCGTTTCGGGTGAAGAGTGGAACGCTCCGGGCGGCGGGATCATCGAACGTATAGACGAATCAAATCGGATTATCTACCTTAAACTCGAACCGGGCGAAATAGCAGAAATAGAGGTAGATGATATTTGCAAAGGTATATTCAACGACTCAACCGGATTTCAAACCGCTTATTTTCGTATTACTGAAAAGATCGGTGATTCCACGTTTAAATATGCGCTTCGTTCTGGTACAACCGCACACCCTTGCAAGGCTATGCACTTCGTTTCGTATGGTAATTTCACAAACAAAGAGCGGCAAAAATCGAGCTACTCGACACAAAGCTATGTCCGTTACCTGACAGGTGTAAACGGTTGGGAGATTTCAAAGGAAATGATCGCTATGCAGTTGGGCGACTTGTCTAACTTGAAATTGTTTGGTATCGAAATGACCGGACATAGTGCGTATCTCCGCAATGTGTATATGACCGGGACTATCAAGCAATTATCTAACGACGGTATAACCGAAGTTCCCGTACCTGCTTTCAAAGGAGTATGGACGCCGGGCACATATTGGTACTATGATGAAGTTGTATGCAATGGCAGTACATGGATATGTATTGCAGACAAAACAATCCAAGAACCAACAGACAATTCTACTGATTGGCTTAAATATGTCTCTAAGGGAGAAACGGGTGTCAAGGGCGACAAAGGAGACAAGGGTGATAAGGGAGATACGGGTGCAACCGGGGCAAAAGGCGACAAAGGTGATACAGGACCGACCGGATCGCAAGGTATTCCCGGCACATCACAGTATTTTCACGTGAAGTACTCCGCTAATGCGAACGGTAATCCGATGTCTGACACTCCGAGTACTTATATCGGTACGGCGGTAACAACTAGCGCGACCGCTCCAACCGGATACACTTCTTATAAGTGGGTGCAGTTGAAAGGCTCTCAAGGTCCTAAAGGAGATCAAGGTATTGCCGGACCAACCGGAGCCAACGGACAAACTTCTTATCTGCATATCAAGTACTCGGACAACGGTACGACATTCACCGCCAACAACGGTGAGACGCCGGGCGCATATATCGGACAATACACCGACTTCACGGCGGCAGACAGCAATACGTTTTCCGCTTATACATGGACTAAGGTCAAGGGTGACAAAGGCGACAAGGGTGATAAGGGTGATACGGGTGCAACCGGGGCAAAAGGGCTTCCCGGTCCTCTAATCCGTCCGCGCGGCGAGTGGAAAGCAAATACTAACTATGTTAACAACACGCAGTATCGAGATACTATCATCTACAACGGTAATACTTATTCGTGTCGTGCGGATCATAATTCCGGTTCTTCTTTCGATGTAACGAAATGGACTTTGTTTAACGAATTTATAAATGTCGCCACACAGTTGTTAGTAGCTCAAAATGCGACGATCGACATATTAGGAACATCGGGTTTATTCGTCGGTAATCTATCAAAAACGCAGGGTTGGTTAATAAAAGGCGGTTCAATTAAGCATAATGTAACCGGGCTTGAATTAACAGCAGATGGCAAATTGTCACTCCCCGCAACGGGTGCGGTGACCGTAGGCGGAGAGATTTTCATAAAAAACGGTAAGATCGTAACTGACTTTATTGATGCAAACAAACTCGTTGTAAAACGAATAGAAGCTGTAGAAGGAACAATCGCAGGGTTCCAAATATCTAATACCCACATCGGAACGGGTTCTGTTAGTGGCACAAATTCTGGTAACGAAATGTTTCTTTACGACAATATGATTGGTTTTAATAGTCCCAATAGACAAGTGATTGTCGGTCCATTTAGTACATTAGGAGTCGATTATTTAGGAAGATTCTACGATCACCGATCAAGACCTTATGATATAAACAGGGGCGTATCTATTAGCGTAACCGGAGGACGAGATAATATAGCACTTGCTATTGATGGTGGTATTGTAGTTGATGGCAGAAGAGGGATTGATGAATATATTGAAATCGCCCAAGTATGGCATAATGGGAGTACACGAACTAAAGTATTGCAATTTAAAAATGGAATTTTATTTAGTGCAACTTGGTAATAATATTTAAATTACATAATTATGAAAATAGACTTTAGAGAAATTCAAGTAAAAGACATCGAAGGGAATAACAGTACCGTCGATATTGCAAAAATGTTAGGCAATGCGATTTATCAGAAAACCGCCGATTTGGGTGAGTTGGAATTAGCTCAAAACATCTACAAGAACGGTGAAGTAGAAGTATCTCCCGAACAGGCGGAAAGTATTAAAAAATATGTGAGTACGGGGTTCGTCGCTTTTGTTCAGGTAGCGGTTAATGAGGCTTTATCGGTAGAATAAGAGCTACCCAAAGCGATATGAAATACATAAAATAAAAATATGGACGAATGGTTAAAAATCATAGGAGCGTTAGGAGGATTAGAGGCGATCCGATTTACTGTTACTTTTCTAGCGAATCGAAAAACGAACGCTAGAAAAGAAAAGGCTACGGCGGATTCTATGGAACTCCAAAATTTACTTTCTATCATTGACAATCTAAACAAGCAGATTGAGCGGTACGACGAACGATTAAAACAACGAGACGAGAAAGTAGATACGATTTACCGGGAATGGAGAACCGCGCAGGCAGAGGCGCAAAATTGGATGCGTAAATACTACGAGCTTGAATTAGCTTTGAAGGATGCGGAACACAACCGATGTGACAGACCAGACAGCGAGTGCAGCCGGAGAACTCCACCACGTAGACCAATAACTATTAATCAAAACAATAAGGAGACAGCAGAATGAAACACTTCACTATTAAAGAGCTTGCGCACTCCGATACGGCGTTAGCGAAAGGAATTGATAATTTCCCAACAGCGGAAGCTATCAACAATTTAACAAAGCTAGTAGATAATGTACTCGATCCGTTACGCGAGAAATACGGTAAACCGATCCGCGTTAGCTCTGGGTATCGCAGTGCAATTCTTAATCGTAGCGTTAACGGTGCGACATCTAGCCAACATCGACTAGGGGAAGCCGCCGATATTACGGTAGGAAGCAAAGAAGAGAACCGGAAGCTATTCGAAATAATCAAAAGCGAATTACCTTTCGACCAGTTAATCGACGAAAAGGATTTTTCTTGGGTACACGTGTCATTCAGAGAAGGACGTAATCGGAAACAAATACTAAAGCTATGAAACGGCTAGTTTATATTATCATACTGTTAATATTGGCGGTGTGTTTTATGTCTTGCAAAACTCAATATATCCCGGTTGAGTCCGTCCGCACTGAATACAAAACGCGCGATAGCATCCGTTATGATAGCATCTATCAACGAGATAGTATTTATACGCTCGTAAAGGGTGATACAGTTTATCAGTATAGATATAAGTATCTGTATCGCTACTTAACAACGAATCGTACCGATACGATTCTTAAAAACGATTCTATTCGTGTGCCTTATCCGGTCGAAAAACAGTTGAACCGATGGCAATCTATTAAAATGGAGTTGGGCGGGTGGGCGTTTGGAATTATAATTTTGTTTATTCTGATAATAATTGGTCGAATAATATTCAAATCAAGAAATAATTAGTATATTTGTGTACGGGTGGGGGTGTCTGTTGTATCATCTCTCTGTGGAAAATTGCTATTTTTCGAGGACGGGAGATAATGCGTTATTTATTCCATTAAGAATGGGAGGTTGTGCCGTTGAACGACACAACCTCTTTTTATTTATATACAATAAGAAAACCCCGCAACGGCTCACATTGCGGGGTTAGTGTCAAATAAGAATCTTAACCGATTTTAAGCGATGTTTGATGAATCATTTCGCTTACGTCCTTCAAAGCATTTAAAAAAGTTTGAAGTTCATTATCAGTAAAGCGAGCCTTTTTCCCGTTTACGATGTTACCGTTAATTCTTTGATATAGCCAATTTCTTGACTTTCCGAAATACTTCTTTGCGATATAGCTAAACGAAATAGCCTCCGGCAATTCTCCGAGCTTATCTCTTAATATAGCTTCTTCCGCTCTTTCAATGAAATCGTTACAAGCGTCTACAGTTGCTTTTAGTCCAGATTCAGACGCTTTTTTATAGGCTTCTCTCTGGTCCTCTGGCAGTGCGTTATATTTGGCTTGCATTTCTTTTTTGAAAGCATCCCTTTCTTCTTGTGTAGACAAGGTTTTAAATCTTTCAAAATCCGCTTTCATTTCGGGTGTTGGCAAGCAGGCGTTTATATCTATCATATTTTAAAGTTTTAATCCCTCCCCGAAGGGAGGGAGGTTAATTACTCTTTTAATTTTTCCCGAATCTCATTCATCCGGTCAAGTATGTCATTTATTAATGCTTCTCTTTCTTTTTCATTTTCGGGAACCCCGTAGGCTTCGTGAAATGAAGCGAGAAGTTTTAAATTCTCATACTCTTGTTCTAATTCCTTTCTTTCTTCATCTTTCATTGGTTAAACATTAAAATTAAGAACTCTTATTTGACTCTACAAAGATAATAAGCATTTGCTTATTATGCAAGTTTTTGGCGAATTATTTTAGTGAATTAATATAATCTATTACTTTTCTATTCGCTTTATCTATTTGTTCTAAATCGTAATCTATATAAATTCCGGTTGTTTTGCATCCGAACTCGTGCCCCAAAGCTAAAGATATTACATCTTTCGATATTCCTATTTTATGCGCTATTGTAGCCCATGTATGGCGCGCCCAATACGAGGTGATGCCGGGAAATAAAATATCTCTAATCTTTTTCCCGCCTAATCCTTTTCGTTCGAAATTTCCCAGTTTTTGCAAACCTCTATTCATTGCTGCCATATACTTTCTATAATTGTAATCGTTGGTTTCGAGCGTGTTTAGTAGAAATTTATTTCCTTTATACCTGTTTATTATCTCCATTGCTTCCGGTTCTACTTTGATAGAGTATAGCTTTCCGGTTTTTTCTCGTTTATATTCTATGCGTCCGTCAACTATTTGTTTGAGGTTAAATAAGTCTATTGCGTTTATTCCGATTAGATAAAACATAAGCATGAATATGTCTTGATACTCTTTTTGATATTCTTCTCCGTTGAAATCTCTTAGGGTAATAAGTTGATCCGGTTTTAACGATCGTTTTCTAGTTTCCTCCCTTTCTATTGTGAACTTTCTAAATGGATATAGTTCCGTTTCCTCATTATCTATCGCGTGATTGAAAACCGCCCTAATATTCCTTAAATGGATTGAAATCGAGTTTGTTTTTATTCCGGTATCTTTTAGCCATTTATTGAACGATTCTAGCCATTTCTTTGTCATTGTTTCAAATGTACAGGTTGGATCATAGGTGAGAATCTTATTTTTTGTCGCTTTATATAAAACGATTGTATTTTCCTTTGATTTTGTTGCTACAAACTCGTCTATGTAGCTTACGAAAGTTTTACAGGTCGATTCGTTTTTGATAGATTTTATAATGTAGTCTTTTAACGCTTTATCGCTCATTCCTCTTAACTTCTGATTATCGTCAAGTATAACAAGTAACATTTCAACACGATTAATGAGATTCCGAATCGCTACGTTCTTAGTTTTATGATTCTTTGCGTTCTTATTATACTCTGTGCCCGTCCATGTTTCCGGCGTAGCGCAAAAATCAGTGCATAACATTATTTGTCCTTTGTGTCTGACTTGTAGCTTAACCGGAAATGTACCGTCTTTCTTTTCTCTGCGGGTGTCTAAGTAAAAACTAACTGTTGCCATATTATTATCATTTTTAGTATATATACGCAAACAGCGTATAAACGGGATAGCGCGATAATAATGCAAGATGAAAATTTGCATTAAATTTGCATTTTTTCTTTTGAAAATACCCGTTAATAACGCCTAAAAACGATACTTTGATATAGATATAGGGCAATAAAAAAGCCCCTCACTTGTTTGTAAGAGGCTGATAATCAGATAGTAGTGGGTACGAGAATCGAACTCGTATTACAT